GACCGGGGCAACTATAGGAGGTCGAGCGAAAGCTCGCATAAGACATGGCACAAGGGCAGGGATTTGAAACACCCGTGATCACGCTGCCGCAGTCGGGCGGATTCTCGCCTTACTTGCGCGTGATCGTTTCCGGCGGCACGCTCGCTTTGGCGGGCGCGAACGACAAAGAGGTCGGCACCGTCGCCGCGCCGGTGCCGGCGTCCGGCATCGGCTCGGGCACCACGGCGCCGGTGCTGGTGCCCAACGCCGAAGGCGCGCCCATCATGGTCGCCTCGGGCGCGATCAATCAGTATGCCGATGTCTACGGCGATGTGTCGGGCCAGGTCACGGCCACGCCGAACGGCAACTATATCGGGATCTCGCTGGGAACACCCAGCGGTGGCAATACCGCCAATGCCGGCGAGTATCTGATCGTCTTGCGCCGCAGCACCGCCGCGGTGCACCTGTATGCCAACACGGCGGCCAGCTCGGCGATCACCAACACCGCGAACGAGACCGCCTTCAGCGTAGGAAGTTTCACGCTGCCGGCCAACTTCCTCCATGCCGGCGACGAGCTGTGGATCACCGGCCAAGGGATCGCCACCGCGCACAATGGGTCGGACACCCTGACTATCAAGCTGCATATCGGCGGGCTGGCGGGGGCGACGATCTTCGCATCGGCCGCGGTCAACGTGGCCGTCAACGACGCTTTCTACTTCGAGGCGCAGCTGATCATCCGCGCGATCGGCAACGCCTCGACCGGAACTTTCGTGGCCAGCGGCGTGCAAGCGCTGGGCACGCCTGGTACCGCAACGGCGTACCACTTTTTCAAGGCATCGACCAACGTCGATACCACGGTCACAGAGCAGCTTGTCGCCTCGGCCACCTGGTCGGCAGCCAGTGCGAGCGACTCGTGCCGACTGGACATGTTCACCGTCGACCGCTTCGCGGCGTGAGCCACGCCGGGCAGAGCGAGCTACCGCTCGACTGTTGAAAACCGCCGGCCGATGGCCGGCTTGATCAAAGGGCAGTTTCAACAACATCACGCGGTCACCTTCGACCGGGGCAACTATAGGAGGTCGAGCGGAAGCTCGCACAAAGAATGGCAGGTCCAAATACGCTGACATCGACTGCTGTGAACCGGTGGGAACTTTCCATGCCGTTCATGCAGTTTGACTTGGAGATGAACCGCAAAAGCTACGTCGCTCACAAGGTGCTCACCCCGCGGCCCGTGGCGATCCAGGCGGCGAACGTGGGCAAGATCAAGCTCGAGCAGCTCTTGAGCCAGATGGATACCAAGCGATCGCCTGGTGCCGGCTACAAGCGGTCGGATTTCGTGTTCGACAGCTTCTCGTACGCCACTGAAGAGTACGGTGACGAGGCCGTTTTGGACGATCGGCAGGTCGGGATGTTCGCGGACATCCTCGACGCCGAGACCATCCACACCCAGCGGGCGATCAACTTCGTGCTCGATCAGTACGAGCGCGATGCCGCGGCCATCATCACGAGCACCAGCTCGCAGACCGTGGCCGGCTCGACCTTCACGTTCAACTCGGCGAATGTCACCGCCAAGTGGAACGATAAGGTCAACGCCACGCCGATCGAGGACATCATCGCCGCGCGCGAGCAGGTGATTTTGAACTCGGGCCTGGCGCCCAACGTGCTGGTGATGAGCAGCTTGCAGTTCTACTATCTCATCAACACCAACGAAATGACGGAGCGAGTGAAGTACACCGAGACCGCGACGCAAGAAGAAATGGCGTCACTGGCGGCCGCGGTGCTCGGCATTCCGCACATTCACATCGCCGGCGGGCTCAAGAATACCGCCGTGGTGCCAACGGCCGCGACCGTATCGCGCATTTGGCCCACCTCGACCGCCGGTGGCGGCGGCACGTCGAATATCTTCCTCTGCCGCGCGGCCGAGACCGAGGATCCCCAAGAGCCGTGCGTCGGTCGCACGTTCATGTGGACCGGCGACGATAACCCGGGCGCGGTCGGCACGGGCGAAGAGCTGGCCGTGCTGGTCGAAGAGTACCGCGAGGAAAAGGTCCGCGGCAGTGTGCTGCGGGCGCGCAACGATCGCCAGATCGTGATCATGTATCCGCAGGCCGGCTACATCCTCTCGCAGGTCATCCAGTAGGCTGGCCGCGAGCCGCGGCGGGCGATATTCCCGGCGCGCACCAGCGGGGGCTTTCCGCTTCCGTTGGGCGCGGACCGGGCCGGCGGCGTTCTTCCATCACTCGCGCGGTAGCGCGCACCAAAAGACATGACGCAGTTCGATATTCTTTTTGCCGCCTCGGGGGCCCCGGCGCTGGCCGACCAGTTCGGCGAGGCGGTGACGTACAAGCCGCGCGGCGGCGGCACGCGGGCTATCACGGCCATTCGCGTGGTGCGGCATCCGCCGTCGAAAGTGGATGACGTCACCGGCGCCGAAGAGCCGACGATGGAAATAGAGGTCTACAACAATTCAACCACCGGGATCTCGTCGGCCGAGATCGATACCGGCGGCGATCTTATCACCGTGGCCAGCCGCTTTGGTGCCGTCGATGCCGTCTATGGGCCGGCCGATCGCCGTGTGAATCGGCTGCTCTCCGACGTGGCCGGCGTGACTCGAATCGAGGTCCGATAGTGGGCAGGATTGAGATTACGCTCGATATCAAATCGCTCCAGCGGGCCAAGGCCATGCTGCGCGATATCCCCGCGGCACTTCCAAAAGCACTCGCCGGCGCCGTGAATGACACCACCAAGACTGAGATCTCGCACATGTCATCCGGCGTGCGAGATCGCATCAACATCAAGAAAAAGGATCTCGATCCGTTCCTGCGCCGCACCTTTGCATCAGCTTCTACGCCGGCAGCCGAGCTGACGCTCGACCATACCAGGCGGATCCCGCTCAAGCGCTTTGGCGCCCGTCAGACGGCCGCGGGGGTCAGCTACGAGATCGAAAAGGACAAAGGGCGGACGATGCGGCTGCGGGCGTTCGGGCCGCGCGTCGAGAAACTCGGCTTCCACGTCTATCGCCGCGCGGGCGCCGCGGGGCGTCTCGACATGACGAAACTCGTGGGCCGCACGCCCCTGATCAAGCTTTTCGGGCCGAGCGTGTGGTGGGTCTTTGTGCAGGCCGGCCTCGTGGAAAAAACGGCCGATGAATCGTCAGAAGTTTTAGCAAAGAACGTCCAGCGCCGCGTCCACCTGGCCCTCTTGCGCAAGGGGGCGGCATGACGCTAATCCTGTCGAATATCACGCCGAACGGCGACGGCACGGCCAACTTCTCCTGGACCGGTGGCCGGAATGTTTCCAGCAACATCACTTTCTACAGTGGCCCTACCGCCAATGGTCCCTGGACGGTGATGCCGTCGTTCGAGTTCGGCATCTCGGGAACCGCCAATAACTTGACCGCGCCGGTGGGATTCGGCTGGTTCGAGGTCACTGACACGTATTCGGCGACCGTGATCACGTCCGCGCCGGTGTCGGCCTTCATCACCAACGGCGCGCCGGCCGCTCTGCCGGTCGTGGAACGGATCGCCCAGCAGATCGGCAACCGCCTGAGCGGCATCGCTATCGCGCTGGGCTACAACTTCAACGCCACCGAGATCGATCGCCCGAATCGGATGTTCTCGATCAAGAGCGTCCGCGACAAGGACTTGCTTGTCCTCCAAGAGGATGCGACCCCCGACGAGGAAAACTCGACCGAAGGAAACCCGCGGGCGCTGTGCTGGGATCAACCTTTTTCCATCTGCTGTTTCGTCCTGGCCAGCGACAAGGACACCACGGCCGTTGACTACTACACCAATCTTTTCATCGCGGACGTGATCGCGGCTATCTCGCTCACACCGCCGGGGCAATCGGTGCCCACCGGCAACTGGCAACAGTTCGGGGACGCCTACGGCGGACCGATCGCGATGGACAGTCACATTTCCGATCTGGGGATTATCACCCACCCCGACGGCGCCTTCGCCGGCGGAATCGTGGAATACACCGTAAAATACCGAGTGGCAGAAACAAGCGCTTACGTCGCGATCCCGTGACGTCGAGAAAAAGGGGCAAGGGGCATGGCACTTCTACGCAGGCGGCGCGTTCTGTCGGTCAAACAAGAGGCGACGGTCGGCACCGATGCCTCGCCCGGCGTCAATGATGCCGTCTTCAATGCCTACGACGTCGATATCCAACCGGCGATCGACTACGACGATCGCGAGGGGCAGGGCGGCTTCGGGATGCTCACCGGCACGCTCGGCCCCTATAAGGGGACGGTCAAGTTCAAGACCGATCTCTTGGGCGGCACCAGCTCCGAACCGACGACCTTCTCAACGCTCATGCCGGCCTGCGGCTACGTGGGCGCCTCGCACGTCTATGGTCCGGTGTCGGCCGCGCCTGGCGTGAGCGGCGTGAAGAGCGTCACGATCGGCGTCTATGCCGATGGCAAGCTCAAGAAGCTTAAGGGCGCCATGGGGACGGCGGTGTTCAATTTCACCGCGGGCAAGCGGGTCTCGATCGATTGGACGTTTACAGGCGTGTGGGTGGCGCCGATCGACTCGGCCCTGATCGCGCCCACTTATCCCTCGACGGCGCCGCTGCGCTTTACCTCATCCGGGTTCACCATCAATAGCGTTTCGCTCAAGCTGTCGACCCTCACGATCGATCTGGGGAATCAGGTCGAGATGCGCGAGGATTCCACGCAGGCCTCGGGCTATATCTCGGCGATCATTACCGGCCGCAAGATCGTAGGAAAGCTCGACCCCGAGGCCTCGACCGTGGCCACCAACGACGTTTATGGCCAGTGGCTCGCCGGGGCCGCCGTGGGTGCCCTGGCCCTGTCGATGGGGACCGCCGGCGACGAAGTATCGATCGCCGCTCCGGTTCTACAATACATGAACATGCAGGAAGGGGACCGCAACAAGATCGAAGTCGACGAGGCCGATTTTCAGTGCGTCCGCAATGCGGGCGATGACGAACTCACCTTTATGCTCGCGTGATGCCTGCTTAGCCACCCGCCTATTGGATCGCGCCCATGTCCAGTGCCCAGCCCCGCATTTTCCTCGTCAATCCGCGGCACGGTCGGCAAATCGACTATGGCGCCGCGCAATCGTTCCTGCGATTGTCGACCGATCCGAACCGCGATCTGTTGGCCGGCGAGCCCTTCTCGGTGTTCTCGTCCCTCTTGCCACGCGCGTTCAATCTCTGCCTGGCGATGGCCCTGCGCAGTTTCCGCGCCGGCGTGGCCACGCACATTGCCATGCTGCACGCCGACATCGAGTGCGAGCCGTTTTGGCTCGACAAGATCTATGACGAGAGTGTGGCCCGCGAGGCAGATCTCTTGTCCGTGGTCATTCCGATGAAGGATGGCCGCGGCCTGACGACCACCGCGATTGATGATCCCTCGCGGCCTGGCGGCGTCGATCGCCGGCTGACCATGCGGCAGATCGTCGAGAATTTTCCCCTGACCTTCACGGCTGCGGCCGCAGGCTTTCCTGATAGGGCGCTTTTAGTGAATACGGGTTGCTGGATCGCCGATCTGCGCCGGCCGTGGTGGCATGCCAAGGATGATGACGGCAATCTCAAATGCGCGTTCAATATCTGGTCATCGATCAGCGCCGACGAGCTCAAGGTCGATGCCGACAGCGAAGACTGGCGGATGAGCCGTTATCTACATTCGCAGGGGGCCAAGGTGATGGCCACCAGGTGCGTCCGCGCCTTCCACGTCGGCAATGCGCTGTTTGGGAACGATATCCCGTGGGGCACCGAGGCCACCGATCAAAAGACCGAAACCAAGACGCCGATCCAAAACTGGCAAACGCTCCGCGGCGACAACCGTGCGGCCGCCAATGGTTACGGCGAAAAAATTGCGACCGATAAAGGCACCTGGATCGAATGACGATGGCGATCTCCTTCACTCACTACTGGCTCTTGAAAGAGCTACGCGAGCGCGGCGCCTTCACGCTGGGCCGG